TCGCAGTCCTCGAATTACATGGACAACGCCAAAGCCGCCGCATGGTGTGATTGCATGGACGACTTTGGTGGACTTTTGGGAGGGCGCTACTAATGAAGACAAACACACAGCACAACGAACTGACGGCCGCTGAAGCCCGCCTCGGCCTCGGCCCCGTCGCCATGGCAGCCGAGATGGGCACGCCTTACTCAACCTACCTGAAGTGGCGTAACGAGAGCCGCACCATGCCCGCCGTAGGATGGCGCTGTCTGGAGCTGGTTCTGGCGCAAAAAGATCAAGCGTAGATTTTTGAAAAAAAGTGGTCTAGGGGTGTTGACATTAGGGCCAATGGGCCTATACTACACCCCTAGATCAACTCAACCACCACCAAGGATACAGACATGGCACACGAACTCGACAACCTCATCAGACAGAAGACCGGCTTCCAATCTTTCGAGGATCTGGTCTCAGCACGCGGCAACTATGTTCCGACCATCCGAATCGACGCTGACCCGGAAATGCGCCCGATCGCTGAGGCTTACGACGCTCACATGGCAGCAACTGGCGACCTTCGACGCGCCTTCGTTTCCTACCCGAAAAAGGAACAAGAGCGCAAAGACAAGATCGCAATTGCAATGTTTCGCGCCCAACGAGCCATTGAACGCTCACGACGCATCGCAGCCGCAGAGCTGAAGACCCTTGAGAATGCTCACGCAGCAGCAATCAGCGAAAACCGCGCGAGAGACCTGCAAGCCAGAATCGACACCTACGGTCACGACTACGACGTGAACGACTCGATCACCGTCTGGAGCAATCAGGCGGAGCGAGAGGGTACTGTTCTGGCTCTCATCGGCAACGAAATTATCGTTGAGTACGAAATGCCCGGAACCACCTCCAAGTGGGCTGGTCACCCGGCAGCGCCAACAAGCGCACTGCGAATCATGCGATTCGAGAACGGCAAAGAGGTCGGCGCATACAAATCGGTTTCATACCGCAATGTTCCCAAAAAGTGGCTCACCGCAATCAAGGACGCTGGAATGACAGACTGGATCGGAATGAGCCAAGCCAGCACTACACGAATTCCCTTCCCGGCTTGAGGTCCGACTAAGCCGTCGCAGCCTGCAAATCTTCGACAAAAGTGGCAGGGTCTACCGGGTAGACCTTGCCTTTTTTTATGTCCTCTTCCTGCACCGCGGTCGCCTGAGCCAGCGCAATCATGCCGTCGATCCGGCCCCGGCTTTTCTTCTTGTCCAGCTTCCGGTTGCCGGCCTCATCCCGCTTCACCACCGCATTGGCCGCGCACATGTTCAGCACCGGGTGACTGTTGTGCCGCATCCGGGCATTGATCAGGAGCCCCTCCAGCGTCCTGAGAGCCGGCGACATGGATATATAACCCTGCCCGAACTCCACGAACCGGTCCTCGATGAACTCCTCGGTCAGGCCGGCCTCGATCAGCCACGGCCGCAGATGGCGCATGTTCCAGCGGTCAAAACCAATCTTCCTGATGTCGTGCTTCTCGAGTGCGAGCTTTAATTCCTTAGCCACGTCCTTGTAATCGACGCTACGACCGGCTGTGAGCTTCAGGAAGCCCTGTTCAGCCCACATGTCATACGGAACCCTATCCTGCCGGGATCGCTCCTTTATGTCCTCCTCCGGCAGCCAGAAAGTGGATTTCACGTTCACCACGCCGCCAACATCGGACACAAGAACAAACGCGGTCAGGTCAGTCGTGTCTGACAGGTCGAGCCCGCCGTAGCAGACGCCCCAGCCGCTTAGCTCGCCGCCGTTCTCATCCCAGACCTTCTTTGTCACGAATGGATTCGAGGTTTCCACGCGCTGATTCAGGATCAGGTTGCGGTACGCCGCTTCCCGCGATGGCATCCGGCGCGCGCGCTCGGCCATCTTCATCAGCACCTTTGCGTTCTGGAAAATACCGTACGCCGGGTTTGCCATCTTCACGGTTTTCACTTTGAACGGATCGATATCATCGTCCATCGGCGCTTCGTGGATCTGCACCACCGTCGACGGATCCGCGCCTGTCTTCGCGTCATCGATCAGGATGCTGAGCAGGTCGGAATCTGTCGGTGCTTGGGTACTGATGACGATCGACAGCGGATGCTCGTGCGCCTGCTGCGCGGTTTCGAGCGCTTCGTACAATGCCGACCGCTCGCCCTGCACGGTTCCCAGCTCATCATGTAGCACGAAGATCGGACTGGCGCCCAGAGCCGTCCCTGCCTCCGCAGAAAGCGCCCTGTAGCGCGTTCCCTTGCCGGGGCATGTCAGGATCTTAGTTGATTCCCGGATCAGCACGCGGGCCTGAAGGTCCGGATGCATGCGTATCGTTTTGACGGCTAGATCGAACAGCAGTGCAGCCTGATCCTTCGACTGGGCCGCGCTATAGAGCTGAGAGTTTTGAAAAGCCAGCGGACCCACCAAGTGTGCCAGCATCAAGAACGCGCAGAGCGCGGTTTTTCCATTCTTACGCCCAATCGACAGAATCGCCTGCTGCGTGCCGTGCGGATTGTCGTAAACCTTCCGGATGAACTTCTTCTGGAACGGCAGCAGTTTCACCGGCTGGCCGACCAGCTTGCCTTCAGGAACCCGACACCAGCCCTCGATAAACTCGATGACCAGATCAGATTGCTTCTTCGGCTTTACCCGCCGTTTGACCACGGATCATCAGCCTTGACGGCCGAGCCTTTCACCTTGGATTTGTCATACGATGACTGTTGGGAGAGCCGCATCTTTGTCGCCAGCGCAATTACCAGCCGGGATGCCTTTTCCTTCAGACGTATCAGCTGCTCCAACTCGGCGACCGGAGCATCATCCGGCAGCGCTTCGATCATCCGACCCACCTTGCGCGACATGGTTATCTGCTCGCAGTATTCGCCAAGCAGGTCGAGCGTCTCCGGGCGGAACCAGTCTGGCGGCAATGAGTCAACCACGCGAGCCCAAATGATCTTCTGCGGACCTGTTAAATACTCCAGCGCTTCCGGCCTCTGAGCTGAAACCGCGGCCTCTAATGCGCCGGCCGTCTTCCTACCTCTTTGTACTGCCATATCCTCTCCGCTGGGTTTCCGGAAATACCTCAAAGCCGATGATGACGGCCCCGGCAAAATAAATCAAAAAAAGTTGACTATAGGTGTTGACATTAGGGCCAATGGGCCTATACTACACCCATAGACCACCTCAACCACCAAGGAATACAGACATGATCAGCAGAAGCACAAACTACAAGCTCACCAACCTCAAGGGTGTCGTAATAGCAGAAGGCCCGCTTGCAACCATGCACGCCATGCGCAAGCAACGTGGCCCCGGACATCGAGTCTGGAACTCATTCACCGCAAAGATCGGCGACACACTGCCACGCAAAAGCGCATAACCACCACCAAGGAGAACGACATGAAACTGACTTACTGGGTAATCCCACACCAGTGCGACTCAAGCGCCTATAACATCAGAGCAAAAACGAAGAAGGCCGCACTCGAACAAGCTGCCAACCATTGGAACGATAGCGACTACCTTCCCGAGACCGTCAAAAAGGTCGAGGTAGAGTATGACAACGCATTCGACCTGATGGCCCAGTGCCTTGAGGAATCAAGCGGCTACTGGGAACCAACCCCCTAAATCTAAGCAGCGACCGACTCAACCACCACCAAGGAAAAACGACATGACATCAATCACCTCACAAGAACGCGCAGACTGTGCCGTCACCGCGCTCGCCAAAGCTACCGGCCGCAGCTACGAGATATGCCACAAAGCTCTGGCCGACAGCGGCCGCAAGCGAAACCAGAAGACCTACAGTTACATGGTCGAGAGGGCCATCAAGAAGCTGGGCTTCAAGTGCCGCTACCGCAGCCCCAAGTCGGTGAGCATGCTGACAGTCGGCAACCACTGCCCCGTCGGCGTCCCGGCTATCGTGTTCTGCACCGGGCACTTCGTCGCTTGGGATGGGCAGCAGATCGTCGATGGCGACTCCGCCAACAGGCGCAAGCGAGTCAAGGCGATCTTTGACATTATCGGTCGATAACAACCACCAAGGAGAAAGACATGAGCAAGAAAGAAACACGATCCTTCGTAATACTCGACGTTGCGCTCGACAAGGCCGCATCAGATTACGCAAACGGCGCAAGCATTGACTATGTAGCAAAGAAGTTCAACGCCAGCCTGTACGGGGACTGCCCACTTTGTGGCGGCATAATATCGGTGCCCGTTGGCGCTCTCTACTCGCAGCGCAGCGTTTGTGGATGCGACGATAAATGGCCGTTGCACACGATGTAATCACCAACCATAGCCCCGGCAAAATAAATCAAAAAAAGTTGACTATAAGTGTTGACATTAGGGCCAATGGGCCTATACTACACCCATAGACCGCCTCAACCACCAAGGATACAGACATGAGCTACGCAATTGGACAGGAACTGAATCTTGAGCGTAACCCGATTTACGCGGGTTCGGCTAATGGGGCAAAGCTGCAAGAGTCAGTGCGCACCATCGGTCGGGTAGAGTACTTGGACAGCGGTCGCGTAGCGATCATGTTCAAAGGCTCGAAGATTTGGTACAGCACCTACGAAGGCAGCGAGTGGATTCAGAGCAAAAACATGCGCTACCGCAATTTGGATTTTGGACGATAGGGCTCG